ATTTCCACGCTGTCAATCTCTCCCCCTTCAGTAAGAATAACTTCATCCCCGATTAGAGATATTTGATTTACCAAGTACTCTACCACTTCCAAGAATCTTCGCACTTTCAACGTCTCCACTTCCGTGTCTTCCCCGACCTTGTATCCTGACAAACCGGAAACAAAATCTTTCGATTTCAAGTAACTCGCCAGGAGGGAAACAAATTCCGGGGAATCTGTCGTGCGAAGGGCTTGATCTAGGTAATCTTTAAAAACATGACTGTTCCATAGAACGGAATCTGGAACTTGCTTTACTGTTTTTATGACTTGGAGTAATGCGTCCCACACGACGGCTTCTCCATCCGTCATTTTCCTGTTCCGGTTTGCGACTGGCCGAAGTTTACCTCGTGTTTCACCTGTTTCGAGGGAACCGATTATTTTTTGATTCCCCACGAACTCGTTATCTGCCGTTAGTTTAGCGTAATTACTTAAATCAACATAATCATCAATGTCTACATTGACATTTACAGAAACTTCAATCTCGTGTTTTTCCCAGTCAAAACCGTTCCAGTAGATCACGGCTAGAGGGCTGTTTATGGTTAGATCCCCAAAATGCGGGTAATTCCCTTTCTTTGTTGCAAGGTAAAAACATTTTGTGGCCGGGGATTGTTCCGGTATGGTCTCGGGAGTGGCAACACCTAGAAACACGTTTGCACCGATCCCTGCCAGCGAGTCAACAAGAGTTTTGAGGATACGATTATGTTCCGCTGCATCGATTTTCTCTTCATCTGGTAATCGACGATGGATATAGTTTATTAATTGTTTTAATTCTTCCAAACTAGTCATAATCTTCGTTATAATCGTTATTTGAATAAGATTCGCTTGCACCGACAGAAAGGAATATCAAGTCTTTTTCAAATGCCGGGGAATACTTGAACGTGAATGATTGAAGATCTTCCTTGTCGTTAGCAATATCAAAAGTTCCTTTATCTATATTGATAGCGATGAAAGATTTTTTCCCCACGAGGAACACGGTTTCACTGATGGCCATTTCCTTGCATACTTCTGCTAATTTTCGACTGATATACCCGGTCGAGGCCTCGAAAGTGTTCGTGTACCCGGACACGAATGTCGTGATGTTGTAACTATTTGCCTTGTAATCCATGGGCAGGTATTTTTGGAAGGCTTCTCGTTCCACTTTCAGTGAATCGGATTGATTTTCCGTGATTATGGTATCAATACCCCCGAGTATATTTCCAAACAAGAAACAACGGTTTGCCGGGTTGCCGGGCAACACGTTAAATGTTATTTTCTTGAAAGCGATCTCGTGAGAAGAATTTTCAACCCATATAGTGTAAGAAACAAGTGAAACACCTGTTTTCGCGAGGTTCAAGTGTTTCAATCCAGACGGGATGGCGAACACGTTGTATTCCGTGACAGAGGTGAAAGTATGCAAGTCTATCGTGTTTTCAGTTCCATCCGAATACCGGGCAGATAGTTTTGTCGTGTAAGTGTCCGGAAACAGGGTTAATACCACGAGATAATGAATTTCCCCGGGGTGGGTGTCGATTGTTTCCGGGCGATGAGACAAGTAGTTTTTGCCTTGAATAATGTAATCCTCGATTGTTTCGAGGGGATAATTATAGAAATTCAAGCGACACTTCATTGCAGTTAAAATACTCGTTTCTTTCATCGCTGATTGATTCCCATAGTATTCCGAGAATAGGACCTTGTAACGAAGCGTGGATTTTAAAAGACGGGTAACCCGGGAATCCTCGAAAGCCGGTAGCTCTGTTTGCATTCTCCGGTGAATGATAGTGCTAACGTCCAAATCTGCCACACCCGTTTCATCGGGATCCAGATTCATGACGGGCAAGGCGTGAAAAATCCCGCTGTCAGGAACCGTTTCAATTTGGATCTGTGCGGTGAGTTGATGGCCTTCAATGGCATAATTCCCCGCTCGAACTTTGAAGTTCATGGGATTCCCCGAAGGGGAAAGTTTAGCCGGTATCTTTAATAATTCTACTCCCATACTGATAAGTCCTCTACAATTTTTGTTCTTAGCGTGAAGGTGTAACGACAAAACACGATCCCGTGAGCCGGGTTCGCGAAATGAATACCTTCGATGGAAGACAGGTCGAAAGTGGTGAGCAAGGGGTGACGCTCTTTCTTGTCTTTCGCTATTTTCATGATAAATTGGTCCCCGATCGTTTCGAGGTGATCAAGGGTTTGTGTTCTTTCCTCCGCGTTATTGATGTTGCAGGGGAGCACTATATTGAACCCACCTGTCCGGTTTTTTAACACGTTGTCAGGAGAGGAGCCGGAAAAGTCGAAGTCAAATCCCTCTAGCACGATGGCCGGGTAACTCGTGAACATGGCGTTTGAAAGAAGTTCATCTAACTCGTAACGTTTGAATTCTTTTATTTCCTTGTGCTTTTGTGCCAAGTTTTGGAAATAGTTCGCTATATCAGAATATTCCTGTTTCATTTTCTTCCCTCCTTGATTTTTTTTGTAATGAACCTGAAGACGGCGTTCACGGGAACTTCGGCGTATTTATTCCGGTCTTTTAAATCGTCCCCGACAATATTGTCGAATACGTCAAGCCAGGAAGAATCGTGACTTTTTCTCGTGTTAGATTGTTTCGGGAAAACGAGGGGGTAGCGTTCCGTGATCCATTTCCTGACAAGCCCGTAGTTTAAGGAGATTGCCTCTAGTGTCTTTTTGTCGAGTTTTCTTATCTTATCTATGTTTGAGTCTGCTGTTATTTTGTTGAAACCGGTTTTAGGAGAATACAGGTAAGATACGAGCTTGCATAGTGTCTCGAAACGTGGATCGACTGCGTAACTCATGTAAAAAGTATCCACGTAAACAAACTGCATGAACGGCATTTCTTGCAGTTTGGGGTTCGGGGAATGAAAGATTCCTGCTTTTGGGATTCGCAGGGTAGTTAAAGAGAAAGACGAGACTTTTTGATCTCGTTTTATGAAATCAAAAAGGTTGGCCAGCTCGTGGATCTGCAATAATGATAACCGTTTCACGATTCGTTTGGGTATATTCAGCATGACGGCAAGTAATTCATGATCATCCGGGCGGGATGTTAAGGCAAGGAATTGTCTTGGTGTCATCTCGGACCAACATGACGGGAAAGTCGTTTCAATGCTCTTTTTCCGGAACCAACGATGATATGTTATCTTGATGTTGTTCATGATATTTTGGTTTATACCCAAATAGTTTTCTTGTTCTTGTTATCCCTGGCGTACACGTTAATGTTTTCCGATACCCCGGAAACTTCTTTCGTGAGACGATCCATGTACCGGGAGGCGAGTTCTCGATATCGTGTGACCAAGGCATCGCTTGTCTCTTTTGATAACGGGTTTCTCTCGATAATTCCGTCCGCGGGAATCTTGTTTTCAAGCCAGACCCCCGTTTCATCAATATTCACCCCCGAATCCTCGATGGCGTAAGCCACGGCAAGGTAAACCACGATCGGGCGAATCAGTTGTAAAAGGTTGGTATCTTGCAAGACCGTCTCGTTTATGGTGATGATGGGAGAGATGTCCAGGTCGATAGCCCGGTGGATGAATGGTTGAAGGTGTTTGAAAACGACGTGTGATATTGTTTTGTAAAATTTCGAGAACACGAAACGATCCGGTATCACTTCGTGTTGCCCGGAAATGTAATAGTCTGATGTTTCGAATTCAGGGAAACGTTCCCGGTTCTTCATGAAATATTCCACGATAACATCAAGCTGATCGAAACCGTTACGCCGGAATATCTTTTTCAAGTCTTCTTCTTGGTACTTGTACAAGGAACTCGTGTTTTCCCCGCTGATTCGAGTGAAACCACCCGGGAGAAGTTGCGTGTTTAGCAAGGTAAAATTCATGTAAACCATGATATTGGCCACGGCTTTTCTGCACATTTTGATCTCGTCGTTGTACGTTCCCATGTCTTTCGTTAGACGTTCGTGTAGAGCCGTGCCAAGGAGTGGGGTGAGAAAATTTTTTTCCGTGTCTTCCAATAATGGGATTACTCGTTCAAGATCGTAGTTCGAGGCGAACGGGAGGAATTCTTGAATTTCCCGTAAAAGGATTGTTTTATCTGTCGAGAAAATCATGATATTACTTTTTGAGTACCGGAACCGGTGTCCAGTGTGGTTAGTATCGTGTTTCTAAATCTCAGTTGGATGTCTTTAATACCGTTAAATTGTAGCATGGTCTCGATAGGATCTAGTATGTTTTGCCTGTCAAGCCATGCCATGGCCACGTTCACGAGAAACGCTTCCCGGATGTTGCTTCCGCCTTGATTTCCCGCGTAGGTCCCGCCCGGCATCCCGGCGCCGAGAACGTTCGGGTTTACCATGAGCGAGAACAAAATCTCGGAGTTTGCTGCGGCTGATGTTAATAGTTTATCATCTGCCTTGTATTTGTTGTCCAGTGGTTCGATAATCCATTGCTCCTCGGGTTTCCCGTTTGTGCCGATCGTGTAATGCGTGAAAATAGCCTTGTTGGCGTTTGCCGAGTCGGTTAAACTCTCCTCGATCAGATCCATTTCTTCTTGGATTTTTTGTTGGCGGATTGATTTATCCGGGTAATCTGCTACCGGGAATCGTTTATCCCAGTAAGCGTATGGAATTTTCACGTGCCACATCCAGGTGATTTGATTCTCGTATGCTTTCGCGAGAAAGGCGGGAATTTTATTTGCCACGTCTATCCAACCCGCTAATTTTGCTGACCACCAGGAAGGTAAAGGGTAGATGTCATCGTTATCCCATTCGTCTCGAAGAGGGTAAATGAAAGACTTACCTTTTAATTTGCCTTCATACCGGAGGATTTCGAGCTCCGCTAAGGGGTCATAATTATCAAGTACCGGGTAAACTTCCATGTTGTTAGAGTTTACATCGGGCCATTCCCCGGAAACGATGCAGTGTTTTATTTGACCATTCTCGGGTTTGGTTAGCCTGGAATGAAGGGCGTTAATGGCATTTATCCCGACGATTTTGCTACCGTCTTGATTGGAGATAAGTTGTGGAAAGGATATCCCGAATTTCAAGATATCCCGGTAACTGTTGGCAAGATAACGGCGGATCATGCGGGATTGCATGAGGTTGATGATCTCGGGATGATTGACAACTTCGAGTTTCTCGTTTCCTTTTTCATCGTAACCACTGACACGACAAGGGAATATTCCTTGACCGAGAACAACCTTGTGTATGAATTTTAACCCGGTGTTTAAAACTCCCGTCCGTCTGATAACTTTAGAGGCTTCTTGCGGGAAGTTATTCCCGGATGCCCAAGAACAACACACGTGTTCCCCGATAGTGACTGTATTATCAACGTCTTGAATTTGCCCTGTATACTTTGTTTTTTCTGGGATTCCCGTGGTTGAAGCGAAATAGTTTTTCCCGTAGGCCATTAATGGCACTCCCTGATCGTTATATATAACTGTCGCTGCCATTAGAAAATCACGCTTAAATCGTTATACTTGATGATCCGGTCTATCCCCACGGGTGTTGGGTGAGAGATCGCGTTCCCGTTTTTGTCAACGGCAAGGATCCCCCGGCAACGGTTCGCTTTCAGATCCATGTTTAGACCACAGGAAACGGCACGAGGATAGTAAATGCGTTCCCCGTTTTTCTTGTCAAAAGTGATAGAAAAAACACGTTGCTTACTGGTGGTCGGATCTTCTTTTATATCGAGTTCTTTTAAAACGAGGTTTCTTTTGATTGTTGTTGCCATGTTACTCCTGTTTTTCCGCTAAAATAGGAGAACGTTATCGCGAAAAAAAGGACAGATTTTGAAGTAAAAACCCCGTTCGGGTGGAACGGGGTAGGTGTTTATCTTGTTTTCAGTAGCCAGACGAATTTACCTTGCCCGGCCACGGGAACGCACTTGAATCCCTTTTCCCGTAGTTGCTCGTAAATGTCTTCCAATGGAATAGGGTAAACGGAGTTAAACATCTCGAGTATCTCGGTGGAGGTGTATTGCTCGTTTGATTCCTGCCACGTGTCGGCGGGGGAATATCGTTCAAGGAACGAGTCCATTAATTCCTCGAGAGCTTCCAGGTATTTGTCGTTACACATGTTTAACCTCCTTTCTTTTTTGGATTTCGATGCCCACGAGTTCCGTGTAGACACCGCAAACGGATTCCATCGCTTTTTCCATGCCGTCCTCGAAGTTGATCACGTGATGCTCGATTGCATCAATGTTCTCGATCTCGTTTATGAAACCGTGTCGTAGTAATTGAAGCTGGCGAACGTACCACAAGACTTTCTCTTTATTCATGTTTCACCTCCTTTCTGATGACGGACGTTAATAGATTCCCGGCAGATACGAACGCGGCTTGAATGGCCTCGATGAAGTTACAGGCTTCCTTTTCCGAGTTGGTGAATCGAGAGGTCGGGATGTTCGAGTTGATGGCGGGGTAGATGCCTTGAATGGCTTGACAGATGTTTTCCATGTCCCGGATGCAAGATTCGATAACGGCTTTCTCGGCTTGGGGCGATGCTTGTTGGTTATTCATGGCATACCTCCTTCCTGCAAAAATGGATGGTAGCTTGCATCTCGGATAATCTTGCCCTTGCTTTCGCCCATGCCTTGCGGTAAATCTCCACGTGAGGGGAGTCAAGGTTGTTCAGGAATAGTTCTCGAAAGGTGTTTACCTTGTTTCGTTGAGCGATGATGCCCCGGGGGGACGGGGTTTGAAATGTTTCTTTCATGATTGTTGATTTTAAGCATTTGTAGGCACCGTAAAAAAGCGGCGTGCCTTTCCCGCTGCTTAAACTCTCAACAAGGGTCCTATATACCATTACAGCATATAGACGGGGGTACACGCCGTGTATCTTCCAATATCGTTTCCTGATAGATATAAAAAATCCGCTCCACGGATTCGGGGCGGTCTATCTCCACCCTTGTTGATTTGTTTAAGCGTTACAAAAGTAGAGGAAAGTTGTGAGATGGCAAAATTTGAGGGAAAGAAATACAAGCGAAGTGGAAACTTCGCTTGTATTTTTGTTATATAGCAGTTTTGGTTTCAATATGATGGATGGGGTAAAGAAGGGAAATATTACCCTGTCGATCAATTTTGATTGATAAATTCTCAATATAACCGAATTCTTCTATTTCGGCTCCTTCCGTTTGCTTGGATGGATAACGACATTTACATGTGGTCGAAATTGAGAGGGGAGGAATATCAGTTATTTTTGGATTATCGAAATTGTTTTTGTAATTCGTGTATTCTATCGAGTGAAGACTAGCAGGAGTAATATTAATTTGGACATTGTCCAGATTTTGCCTTCCTACTCTAATTGAAAGAGGTGCTTTAAAGTAGTCTCGTAGTAATTTATTTACTTTTTCTTCTATTTCCAATTGAGCGAGTAACATGATAATTGATTTAAGGGTTATGAAATTTTATTACATATTATTTGTTCATGTAGTTTTTTATCTGTTTGACATTTAGGGAAATTTCAACTACAATTTTACCTTGTTTTCTAGCTGTTCAATGAAGTAGACAGAATATGTATTATATCTATTTCATTGTAAATGACGGCATCTTTCCCGGCATCAATATTGGCCTGCATTTTTTCGAGTTTCTTGGGACCGACACCAGCACCGGCAATAAGAATGTTTGTCTTTACTGTGACGTTTGTATCAATGTCTGCTCCCATGGATTTTATGATGCTAGCGAGATCATTTCGATCGGGCCAGTTTTCGTAAGTACCAGAGATGACAACTTTTTTCTTGTAGAAAGGGTTATCTTTGTTCTCGACGTTTTCAAAATCAGGAGTAAGCATTTCTCTTGTTATTTTTTGGTGAGATTCTTTTAAGCGAGAGAATTTGTCATGGCCTGATTGCTTTTTTTGTGGGAAAGCGGGCTGTATCAAATGTTCTACATTGTCTCCTATTTCTGATAGCATTTTTAGTGCGACTTCTGCACATGCTTTTGCGTCGCATAAAGCGTTGTGATGGTTTTCAAGGGGAATATTAAAGCATTGGCAGATAGTTTTTAATTTGTTGTTTTCAAAAGAATAGTATTTTTCTGCGAGTGTTCTCGTATCAATGAAATTAAATTCTCCATTAATGTTATAATGAGAGAATAATTGTTCTAGACAAGCTTTGTCTATCGAAGCGTTATGACAAATAATTAATTGCTTGTTCAAGATACTGCTCAAGGAGGCATCCCATAATTCTTTGAAGTCGGGTTCATCCTTCACGTCGTCCCAAGTTATTCCGTGTATTTGGGTATGTAATTCTTTGAAATTATTTTCTGGTGGACGAATAAAGTAATGCTTACATTTATTGTCTTTAATTTTCCCATCGCAAACAGGAACAACACCTATGCTTACGGCAGAGATGCGACTATCGTTTGCTGTTTCAAAATCGATAGCGATAAAGTCTTTGATCATAGCTCTGTTATTGTTAAATTTTGCGGGGGATAAATTACGAATAATAATTTGGAAAAGAAAAAACGGGATTGAAATATCCCGTTTTAAGGCAGAATTACCGGATCGTCATTCGGGTGGCGTTGATTACCCGATCGGCGTAGTGGTCGGCAACGATATCTGCAAGTGTTTCAATTTCTCGTGATATTAGCCCGTTGAACCAGTCCACGGGTTTACGCCTGATGGGACCCGCGGAAGCGAGAAAAGAAGTTCTTTTGTCGTGTTTGTTGATCCCGATTCTCTTTTTCTGACCACGTAAAACTACTCCGTTTTGCATGACGTAGCCTCGGCCAACACCTTTCTGCCAAAACACCCCGTGTCGGGCGAACGAGAATCCAATACAATCAATTTCCCCGTCGCTTTTGTACGTTTTTTCCCCGATGGATTGACTAAGTACTTCTTCATCGTTACTCCGCGTGGAGATAATTTTAGAACGAGGTTTCGCTTTTGGATCTTTTAGTCTTCTAGCGTTGAATATCGTTTGGTTCCGGACACGTTTTCCCCAGCCGGCAACGTCCTTGTTGAAGGCTTGAATTTGTTGGTTTATATCAGTCGTTGTCATTTTTCATGAGTTTAGCCTGGCAAATGATGTTATTATGAGAGAATTCGAACGTGAATTGAAACGGGATGTATTCCTGGTTCAATACTCTAACCCTACGTGTTTGTTCTTCCGGGGTTCCTTCTTGCGGGTTAAATAAAGTGAGGATCCGGAACACGTCCTCTATGTTCACTCGAAAAGAGAACGTGTACGTGTTGGCCGTGGAGATGAAATCGTACCAGTTTTTTAAATACTTGTTGTACGCCCCGTCTTCGGCTTCCAGGTCAAAAGAGAACATATTAGATAGTATGGAATACCCCATGTTTGCCGTCGTGGCCCCGTAGGCGTCAGTCCTTAACATGCAGATCAACTTGTCGATTTTGCTCGTGCTTGGCGAGTACAAGGCAGAGACTCCTTGGTCTGGGTAATACGGGTGAACGGCTTCCTTGTATTCATCCATGGCGATGGGTTGTAACTTGATGTCAACACTTTCTTTTTTCGTGTACTTGTGAGTGACGAGGGGTTTGTAAATGTCAGCGGCCCGAACCCATTGCAAGATGTTGTCCACGATCTTGGATTCGTAAAAACTATTGATGTTCTTGATTCTAACGAGTAGTTTTTCACGAATCGGGGAGGGGAGTTCTTTTAACGAGTTGTATTGACCCTCATAGGTGTAGCCGTTCATGTTGAATTCATCTATATCGTATTTTAACTCGTGTGACTGTGGTTCATTGATCTCCGTGTCTGGAGTTTCCGAGATATATTGTTCCGTCAAATCAAGAACCTTCATTTTCAAGAGATCTTTCATGAAAATGACTTGTAGTGTTTTATTCGTGAAATCAAACAGGTAGATGAAACCGAGCAATTGTTTGAAAGACACGAGAAAGTCACTGCATGATATTTCTGGAAGGTGATTCACTGGGTTTATTTCTTTCATGTAAGTGTTGAGATCCGTGGTAGATGAGTTAATCCGGCGTATCTCGATGTATCCTTCCGTGATCTCGTAGTTCCTCAGAATCATGCTATTCTTGTCGTTGTGGGCGTACATGTTGAAATATAGCCAACACTCCCCGGAATGTTCGAAAATCTGCGTGAAAGTGGTATCGATGAACACTTCACTTGTATCCGGGTGATTCGGGTCGTACGTGACCTGAACCCGGCTGATGTTCTTGCGAGTCCCGTTCACGTTACCCTCGTATGCCGTGTAGACCATGGACGCTTGAACGATCATGTTCGTGTTCTCTGGATTCGAGTGTGAGGTAAATTTGGCCCTAGCAAAAATGCTGATCTCGTATTCTCCCGGGGTTGCGTAATACTTGTTAAACCGGATACTGTTCGTGGGATCGTCCGTGGCGGTAAGTACTAGATCCGTTTGTCCCACGAGGTTCGAGAAGGCGTAATTTTCTACCGGTAACTGGTCGAGGGTGTAATTATTGAAAAGAAGGAGTTCCTTGAAAGAGGTATCAAAGGAATTGAGGATATTGTAACCTTCCGATTTGAACATGGTTTCGATGACGTACATGGCGTGAAAACAGGGAATGACAGTGTTCACGTTCGAGCTGGTATTCTCGATATTCATGGCGTTCACGATTTTCCCGAAATCTTGGTTTTCTGCCGCTTCTCCTTCCCCGTAAAGGTTTGGGGCGTAAATGGAAGGAAAAGAGAGCGTGAATGATTTCTGTTTCCTAACCTCGTTGACGTATTCTTTCATGCTTTTACTACCGAGTAAGATTCGGTCATAGGTAAAGTCCGTGATATTTCTATCCCCGAATTCGGTAGGGAGTTGCTTGATGGAGGCAGCGCACCGGAATTCCGTGTTTATTTGCGTGACGATCAATTTCCCGGAGAATATCCAAAATCCCTCGAATCTCATCTTCCAGTTGTATTCACGGTATTTGTTTTTTACTTCAACGTAATTGGCGTAGTTGAAAACTTCTTCGTTTTGGGTGACCGGAACGTTGAAGTAATAAACGATACTGGAGGGGATCACGTCTGATTCAAACGCTGGGGAATTGATCTCTACCCGGATCTTTAAATCGGAGGGTAGAACCAGGGGTTTGTTATTGACGAACATTTCTATCATGGTTGCTATTTTTGTTACAATGATAGGTAGTGGAAGGCGGGATAAAAAGGACAGTTTTTGGAGAAAGGCGTGTAATGTAAATGAATCTGTCCCTAGAAAAACATTAGGGAAGTAAAATAATAAATATTTATGTTGTTGTTAGTGTTCCATCACGAGGCGGGCCCCTGCTTGTACTGCTATGAAAGCATCATGGCGTAGACTACATTGTTCTTGGCTTGAGAAATAATGACTAACTCGCGCAAGTCGACCATTTTCCCTTTCAATTTTGAATGATGGGTGTGAATAGACAAGTTCATACAACGGACTTTCTTCTACACGAGTAGAAGTGAATTCACTAGCACCTCCAGACATATCATATAAACCTAGTTCATTAGGTTTTTTCTTCTTAACTTGATAGCGTCCATGTATCACGAAATTTTTTAACGTGTTTCCTGCGTAATAAGCGACTTCATCTATTTCATTACTTCCTGCATATTTGTATCCTTTGCTGTAAATTCCTCCTCTTGCGGCAAAATCCCACTCGTTTAGCGTGGGAATCCGGAAATTTCGACCAGTTAAACTATCTAAACGATGAATAAATTTCATCCATTCATCGTATGTTTTACTTCGTATGGGACGATTATTGTAATATAACTGTTTTTTTACTCGATAGTTTGGAATCATCACGCAATCCCAAAATAGTTGTGTAACCTCTGTTTCTCCTAGTAAAAAACTGCCTATTTGTACCTGTTTTAGATTAGACTCAGTCGTTGATATAGAATCTTTGTCCGAATAACTCATTTGCCAATTTTCGCCTATTAACAACTTTCCACCCGTAACGGGGATGAATGTATATACTTTTAGCGAGTCGAAAAACACTTCATTATTACTAACGAACCAACGCGAGTTGCCATTTTTTTCCGCCAGTAGCCCATTTTTATATATCATTACAACCGGATAACATAAGAATGTTACGATTAATAATATACCCAAGATGAACATGAAAAATTTAGTATAGTTCTCTTTGTATTCTGGTAGAAAAAGTTTTTTTAGATCCTTTTTTTTCATTTTCACGGAAAATTATGAGTGAAACATCTATCATTATGGTTTAATATTAATGTATGTCGTGCTGTAAAATGCGTTTCTTTTGTCCTCAGATTGCGTGTTCCAGTAAATTGAGTAATCTTTTTCCAGTATTCTCAATATGGGATATATGAAGAACATTTTTCCGCTCACGGGGCTCTCGATACCAACTGAAATAGAATTGGTCTTCACCACGGATGCCGGGAGGATAATCATGTTTTTTGCCATTTGGTATTTGGAATGTTTAAATAACTCTTTCTCTCCCAAGCCAACTAGTCGATGCTTGCATGCGTATCCTTTCACGTTGACGGTTATCATTATATTATCCTCAAGATTATAGTAAGGTTTGTCCGTGACAACCTCGACTTCCCTCATTACGGAAGTTATGATTGAAATATAGAGAGGGAAACAGATAACAGTATAAATCAGCATTATCAATCGTTTGAATCTTTCAAACTTTAAAGTTTTCAATTTTATTCCTAGGATAACTAGAAGTATAAATGCCCAAATCCACCAACTAACAAGTTCGGCAGATATTAAAATTAAGAATCCTAAAAGTAGAGTAATAAACCATGAATCAAGGAATAGTATAAAATATTTAAGCTTGTTGTCCGTGATGTCCTTATCACGGACAATGATGTATTTTCCCTTGATAAAAGATATGTAAATACACAGGAAAAGAAAAATCGAAAGAATATAGTGAACCAGGATATATGACATTTGTAAATGAGTGGAAGTACTCTCTGTGAAATTACATATACGAGAATTCAAATACATCCAAGTTGATATAAAAATCACGATTACGGCTAAGAATAATTGGAGATCAAGCACGTCTATCATGCGTTGCGTGTGTGTGTTTCTGTGCATTTATATCTTTAGCCAGACTACTTGTATTTTCTTTTAAAAGTTTTAGTTCCTCCAGAATCTGTTTTAACAAATTTGACGACAAGTCTGGGGAGTCTTTCTTTTCTAGATCTTGGGGTTGGGGGAGTTTATTGTTTTTTTTACTCATGAATGATACTTTTAAATAGTTCTGGTTCTTTTGAATTAGTTCGTTTGCAATTTCATGACTTCATTTTACATCAAATAGTTAAAGTGATCGCATGAGTGTTAATAATAATATTTGATATAACACATTGGTTACCCTATATTCATTCTATTGATAATTCTCATATCACAAAGCTATACGCAAGAAAAAGATAAAACAAAGTTTATTTATGAAAATCTATGATGATACCTTTTTATAAAAAAAAATTTGTTTCACATGAAAGAGTATGTACATTTGCACCCGCTTTTAAACATTAAGTCCTTTTAATTGCATGTTATTTTTTAATTATCGTGCAAATAATATTAAATCTTATTCAGTTTTTCAAAAACATAAATCTTGATTTAGTAACATGATTCTTCAAATCATTGTCGTTTATACATGAAATTTAAAATTTATAGATAATCCCTAAATTTAAACTATTTGACGAATATTCGATTCTAAATCCAAAATCGTGATAAAAGAATCCTCCTCCTACCGAGAAAACATTATCCGATAAAAGAGAAGCCGAAATAAAAGGCTCGAATATCTTTCCTCTTGTAGATGTTATTTTTTGATACACGGGAGTAAATGAATAGAAAAGTTTCTGTAACTCGTTATACTGCATGGATAAGTCAATAGATAACTTACCATGTTCATTATCGAATAAAGTTTTCTTGTAAGAGCGTGTTAAATTCCAATCTTTCACAGTTTCTGCTAGCGTGGCATCCCGGTCCACGACAGGGATGTCTTTAAAAATGGTATCCGTTTTATAAACGTATTTGTATTTCAACTCTCCTGCCAAGTAAACGGTATCCGGGATCAAACATGTAATCGTGTCCCGAATTGTTTTCCCTTGAATGTACCTCGTGATCTCTTTATGCTTTATTGTTTGCCTACCGGCAAGAAAACCAGCAAGCAAACAAACCATGGATAATATGATATATCTTTTCATTACACTGGTGTCATCCTAATATAACCACATTACTTCCTGATCATGAGTTTCCGAGTCATCAGCATGAATGAACGTCTTCGCCAGCCCGATTCGTTTAAACCCGGCTTTCAAAAGAGCGTTCACGACAAGAAAGCGATTCCTTGACGTGTTACACTTTATATCAACGGCCCGCCCTAGCGTGTGCGCTCCAGTCCCAGACCTCCCCTTGCCCCGGTCATGAGCCGGGGAGCGGTATGCTGACGTT